TTTTCTGGTCTAATAATTATTTATCTTTAAGTGATTTGGACCGGGATTATATGGGAGAAATGACAATTAAGTCGATGACAAATCTCCTTCACGCCAATGGAGGTAATTATCCTGTCACTATTACGGTTTATGCGTGGGCATCAGATGTGGTACTTACTATGCCAACCTCTGTGACCACACTCACATCAGAGAACTATACTCCCCAAGCCGGAAAACTTAATTCCGGTGACGAATACGGGCAAGGTATAGTCTCAGGGCCAGCATCGGCCATAGCTCATGCAGCAGGTAAACTTACAGATGTACCTGCCATAGCTCCATATGCACGAGCAACAGAAATGGTTGCCAAAGGAGTGGGGACCTTAGCAACGCATTGGGGATATTCGCGTCCTCCAATTGTAACTGACATTGTACAACAAAAACCTACACCCACAGGTAATATGTCAAATACAGATGCAGCAGACGCGGTAATGAAATTATCACTTGATTCCAAACAAGAACTAACTATCGATTCTAGAACAGTAGGATTAGATGGAGAAGATCAAATGGATATCTCTAGATTCGTCCAGAGAGAATCCTATTTAACCTCCTTCCCTATGACTACTGTACAGACTCCAGATACTTTACTTTGGAATTGCAGAGTGACCCCTAATCTCTACGGAACAGAAGGCGACGAAATCCATCCCACACCTATGGCGATGATGTCTACTGTTTTCGAAAAGTGGCAAGGCTCTATCAAATATAGGTTCCAAGCTGTAAAATCTAACTTTCATAAAGGTAAGATTTTAATCAGATGGGACCCTAGAGCACATTCATCAACGATACAATACAACACTGTTTACAGTCGTGTTATTGACTTGGCTGAGTGTGATGATTTTGAAATTGTCGTAGGATGGGGTCAATCCAACCCCTTCTTAAGTTGCAGTGAGATGTCAACAGGCACTAATGTATTTTCCGCAGCTACACGCTTTACCAATGACACCGTCAATAGATATAATGGCGTTCTTGAAGTGGCTGTGGTGAATAGCTTAGTTTCACCAGCACTAGATACAAATATTAGTTTCAATGTATTTGTTTCAGCATGTGATGATATGAAATTTGGCGAACCATCCCCAGATAAGATGAAGAAATTTAATCTCTGGGCAACCCCTGTGGCATACACCCCACAATCAGGAACTGTTGACGCATCAGCAATCGCTGGTACATCCGAAGGAGCGACAGATGTACCAACAAACCCCGAACCCATCGTGCCTATTGCAGCAACATCAGCAATAGCAGATCAAACTATGAACGTATTTTTTGGAGAATCACCTAAATCCATTCGCGAATTGAATCGCAGGTACGTCCTGCACAGAACAGACGCACGTTCATACAACAACGGTTTTACTAGTCAAATCCTGAAGATTAGAGATAAAGGATTAGGTTTATGGCCTGGTTTCGATCCCAATGGGATCGATACAGAAGGAACAGCGCCATGCAACATTACCATTCCAACCTACGCTCAGTGGTTTATGCCCTGTTACGCAGCTTGGAGAGGAGCCACCAGAACGAAATACTTATTTGGTGGTAATGTAGACTCAAATCCTAGTGTTACCCGACTTGGATATTCTTCACTTCCTAGATATACGGAAAGTGATTCGAATTGGACAACACAAGAACAAGCTACGAAAAGGCTTACTTACGCCAACGGTTCCTTCTCCGCTGGCGGCGCAGCCACTACTAATATTGGAATCAATGACACAATTGAAGTTGATCTCCCGTATTATAATGGCAACCGTTTCACTTCAGCCAGAATACCCTCAAACACTTTTTCAAATGGTGCTCACTCCGCACTCATTGAATTAGTAATGTTTGGTTCTAATGAAACAACACCCGAACAAGAACATGTGACGGCTTACATTAAGTCGTGGAAGTCAGTAGGTGAAGACTTCACACTATTCTTTTTCACGGGATGTCCGATTTTGTATAAAAATGAGATCAACATTCCAGCATAAAGGGGCGCCTTTTATTTATACGTAATCAAAGAGTTATTGGTACTCTAAAAACCAAAAAATGGACCTGATCTGAGGCCCTTATAAAATTCAGATCGTTACCCAAGCAGTGGCCTGCTTGGACGGCATACTTTTATAGTATGTCGTTGTCGGAGGGAAATACCCCTAACAGCAAGTTAATAAATATATTATTATCATTAGTTTTTGCACTGTTAGGGGTCTTACCTCTAACAGATTTTTCTAATGGTCATTATTTATTAATCTTGCACCGACAGATTTTTGTGAAGGTGATATGAAACTAATCATATCAAATAACCTGAACTTACTATCTCGGTCATTTACGCAAAAAAAAAAAAA